CGCTCGGTCTCCGGCAGAAGCGTCGTGAGGTCGTAGAAGGTGCGGTAGAAGTTCATCCGCTTTTCCTCAGCCATCGTCCTCACCTCTGAACCTTGTCGTATCGAGGTCACTCTTGCCGAGGTTGCATTCGGCGCAAGCCGTCACGAGGTTGCTCATGTCGCTCGTGCCGCCCTTTGATACGGGCACAATGTGATCTATGTGCAGCTCCGCTCTCGGCGCTTTAGCCCCGCAGTACTGGCATGTGTAGCCGTCGCGCTCAAGTACCATGTAACGTGTTCTAGCCGGTATCGGGTCACGCTTCCCGTAGGCCTGCTGGCCCGTTGAGCCTCCTGCGATAATCCTCGCCCTGCTGGTTTCCAGATCGTGGCGCATGGCCTCCCATGCGATCTTCTGCATCGTGTGAAGCCTTTTCGGTTCCTCGCCGGTTCTGAGATAGCGGGCGATGGCGCCGAGAAGAACGTTGCCATCCTTCTCGGCGGGTAGGCTCAAGGCAACGTCGATGAAGCCGTCCTTGATTTGCATCAATGCCCCCTAGAACGGGATGTCGCCGTCGTAGAGCTCCGGCTGGACCGGCTGCGGCGCGTAGGCCTGCGGGGCCGCCTGCGGGGCCGCCTGCGGGGCCTGGGCGGGCGCCTGGGGCCGCTGCGGGGTCGTCGCGGGCGGGTTCCGGTACGCCTGCTGCGCGGACCACTGGGGCGCGGGCTGCGGCGCGTAGGCCTGCGGGCGCTCCGCGACGTAGGGCGGGTTGCCCTGCTCCGCGTGCTGGCGGCTGCTCATGAGCTCGATCTCGTCCACGATCACCTCGAGCTTGCTGCGGCGCTGGCCGTCCTTCTCCCAGCTCGAATAGCGCAGCTTGCCCTCGATCGCGACCTTCGTCCCCTTGGAGAGGTAGCGGCTCACGGCCTCGGCGCGGTTGCCGAACATCGTGCAGTCCACGAAGTTCGGGTAGTCCTCCCATTCGCCGGTCTGCTGGTTGCGGCGGCGGTCGTTCACCGCCACGCCGAAGCCCAGCACCTGCATGCCGCCCGCGGTGGCGCGCAGCTCCGGGTCGCGGGTGAGGTTCCCGCTGATGTTCACTCGGTTGATCGACATCTAGTAACTCCCTTCGCCCGTCCCGTTCGACCAGGTGCGCTTCATGTCCTCGTCGACGGTTCGGATCTTGAGCTTGTATACGTTTATCGCCTCTTGGCTCGCCTTGTAGAGCGCTTCGGAGCAGTCCCTGCGCTGCTTCAGCTCGGCTATGTCCTCCCGGCCTCGGCAGAGGTCGCTTATCACCGTCACGGGCGTGCCCTTGGACCGCTCCTCAAGGATCGCGACGCGCAGCGCCTTGCGGTACTCGGCCTCGTTCTCGGCGTACTGGCTCCCGCTGTTGCGCAGCGCCTGGAGCTCGTCCATGAGCCTGTCGAAGAGCTGCATGCGCTCGGCGTAGAGGTCTTGCATCGCCTACACGACCTGCCATGCGGGGGACGGGCAGCACCCGGGGTTGGCCTTGAACTGCTCGTACTGCTGGCGGCTCTCGAACTGGTAGGAGGTGCCGCAGCTCTTGCACTTCGCGACGAACTGGCCGAACTCGGGCGGCTCCTTCTCGGCGGGCTTCTCGGTTCCCATGAGGGTGTCCGGGTCGCTCGTGCCGTCTATGTCGAAAGCTCCGCAGAGCGCGTACTTTCTGGCATAGCTGGATGCGCTGCCCGTGACCTGCGCCTCGTTCATTCCCTTCTGGCTCAGAGGCTCGCGGGCGTAGGCCGTAACGTCCAGGGGATCGCCGTGGCCGTCCTCGAAGAACAGGCGGCACGTGGCCTTGACGTAGTAGCGCTCGCCGATCTGCTCGATGCTGTCGTTGAGCGTGAAGGCTATGCCCGCCTCCTTGCACGGCTCCTTGAGCGCCGCCACGATGTCCTCCATCGAGCGATAGTAGAAGTTGCCGTGGGCGTTGTAGCGTGCCTTTGGCACCACCACGGATCGCTGCACCTGGGCCACTGCCTCGGCCAGCGTCATGTGCTTGTCTTCTGCCATCGTCTACTCCGTCCTCTCTGCCACCTGGGCGGGCGTGCCCCGGCGGATGCTTCCGGTGATCCCCTGCGCCTTGAGCAGGGATGCCAGGCGCTCCATCTGCGATCGCGTCGCGCTAGGCACCTCGACCGTCCATGCCTCCAAAGGCTCGGCGACCGGCGCGGGCGTCGGTGCCGGCGCGGGCGCGGGCATGGGGGCCGGCGCGGGCGCGGGCATGGGGGCCGGCGCGGGCATCGGCTCAGGCTCCGCGATCGGCTCGGGCTCTGGTTCCGGTTCCGGCTCGGGTTCGGGCATCGGCTCAGGCTCGGGTGCCATGGCGGCCTTCAGCTCGGCGATGCGCCGGTCCTCCTCGTCGGCCAAACGCGCCGCGTTCAAGGCGGCTCCGAGGTCGAGCGTGCGGAAGAACTCGCGCTCCGCGTCGGCGTAGTGCGGCATGGCCTCCTGCTGGGCCTTGAGCGTCTCCCAGTCGCGGGCCACGTCCGAGACCTTGGCCTCGAGCGCCTGCTGCGCCTTTATCTCGCCGAAGGTCTTGTTGAGCCACTGGTCCTCGTGCAGGCGCTCGTACGGCACCACCGGAACCAGAAGCCCCGCGAACTCCTCGTAGTGCTGCTGTAGGCGCGAGTAGAGCGCGTCCTTGCGCGCCTGCTCGGCCTCGTCAAGCTGCGCCTTGATGGCATCGGAGGACTCGTCGATGATGGCCGTGATCCGCTTGCAGCGCCTCTCGAATGCGTCGAGCGGTTTGCTGTACTCGCGCTTCACGGCCTTGCGGCGCTCCTCGATCTCCTTCTTGATGCCGTTGAGGTAGCTGCGGTCGTGCTTGGCCTCCTTGACGGCCTGTGCGCTGGTGAGGTCGTAGACTGCGCCGTCGTACTCGGACACCACCTTGCGCACGTGGGCCTCGAGCGCATCGAAGTTCGACGCGATCGTCGCCTCGGTGTATGTCACCTCGAGTGTGGTGGCCTTGTTCTCGATCACCTCGGCCTCGACCTCCTGCGCGGCCTGCTCCCTATCCATGGATCTCTCCCGTCTTCTCGTCGGTCGTTATGGTTATCTCTGTTCTCGGGTTCGCCTTGTCGATGGCGAACGCGGTGTCGTACGGGGTGCACAGGTTCCAGGTGTCGTTCGGTATCACGCCCGCTATCTGGAGCGCGTCGAGGACGAACTTCTTTGCGAACGCCACGTTGTCCTTGTCGGTGCGCCTGTCCGGCCTGTACCAGGCGAAGAGCACGGTCACGGGCTCGGTGAAGCTCGGGTGCTCCCCCAGCGCGGCGAGCACCTGCTCGTGCGCCCTCCTCTTCAGGCTCGCGGCGGCGAACCGGTTGGCGCGTTCGACCCGGATGAAGTCGTTCAGGCTGGGGAGCTTCCCGGGGACGGAAAAGGCGAAGCGCTCAAGCTGCCCTTGCGCCCTCGGGCACCGGCGGCCCGATGTGTGGAAGCTGGGGGCGCTCGCTTTCTTTTCGGTCTGCATATCCTTCTCCTTTCATTGTTTTCGCAGGTCAATCCTGGTGTGGCTTTTGGGGTGGCTTTTTTGAAACTTTTTTCGCTCGGCTCTTGGCCGAATAATGGCGCTGCCGCTCGCGGTCGTTCCTCTTCGCCCTCGCGGCCTCTTCCCTCATCGCGTCGGCCTGCTCCTTGAGGTCTGACATGTGAAGCTCCTTGGTGCACTCGACGCACCAGCCGTTGACCCGGTTCAGCGGCTTGAAGGTCATGCGCCCGCAGTTGGGGCACTGCCAGCGTCGCCGCAGCGAGATGCCGCAGTTGCGCGCCTGCCACTTCACCGCATCGGTCGAGCGTCCGAGGGCCCTGGCTATGTTCCTTGCGCCGTCCCCGGCGTGCTCCCCGAGGTATCTGAGCTCACGTGTGGACCACTGCCTCACGCCCTCCGCGCCTCCCTTCCCGTCACAGCCCCCACAGCACGGCCGCCGCGAGCGCCGCGGCCACGGCCAGCGCCGTGAGCGCGCCCCAGGCGAAGCCCGAGGCGAAGATGCGCCGCTCCCTCGCGAGCCTCACGTCCGAGGGCAGAGCGTAGTGCCTTCCCTGGTCTCTCAACGCGTACCTCCTAGCAGCGCCCAAGCGCCCTCGCGACGGCGATGACCGCCGCCTCGAACAGCTGGATGCCAGCCATGAGGAGGCCACCCGAGGCGAGCAGGATCAGGCCGCGCAGCGCTCTCTCATCCATCTGTCCACCTCCATCACGCCGTCTCCCTTCTCCTCATGTATTCCGGTATCGCGGACGTCCTTATGAGCGTCTTCGACCTCCCGACCCGCATCTGCGGGATGGGGTCGGCGCGGCTCCTCACGTACTCGTACATGCGGTCGCGCCCGATGCCAGCGAGCTTGGCGGCCTGCTCCACGCTCACGTAGAGCGGCAGCCCCGGCGGCACGGGCCAGGTGCCGGACGGGATGCCCGATGCGGGCTCCTTGTCTTCCATGGTCCCCCCCCTACAGCCGGTCGCTGGACGCGACGTCGCGCATGAGCGCGCGCAGCGAGTCGCCCGTCACGCATACCGGCGCGCCGTCGACGTCGACGAACTCCTCGCCGCCGCGCATGGAGTAGGCGAGCGGCCTCTCGCGCAGCCAGTCGTACCGGCCGCCGCCGAACTCGGCGAGCGCCGCGCTCAGGGCGCGGACGAATCCCTCTTTGTCTTCCATGGGTTCCTCCTTGACATTCGGCTAAACCGAATCTAGTCGACAAAAAAATTTGAGATTCCTTCGACAAGGATTCGCTTGCCGAGGTCGGTCAGACAGTCGTGAAGCCCCATCAGCTCGCATAGGCGAAACTGGTCGGGATGCTGCTCTCTTTGCAGGTAAGTGACTTTAGAAAGCCCGCAAACAGTGGCAGCCTCCTCAACGGTGACCTTGGATGCTCGGCGGGCCGCGCCGATTACGTCGTCGTTCATTAGCCTCCTTTCGTTGATTTTAGTATATACGTCCTTCGGTTAAACGCAATAAGTTTTTTGGAAAACCTAATTTACCGATTGTATAATTCGGTTTAGATGGAACGGAGGCAAGATGGGTATCCCCGAGAACATAGATGCTTTGCTGGTTAAGTTCGACATCACGCAGGAAGCTCTGGCGAGAATTGCCGGGGTTGCTCCCTCTTCGGTGAATGGCTGGAGAAACGGAGCGGTGCCAAGAAAAAACGCTATTGAGCGCATGTGCGAGGCACTGGAGATTTCAAGAGATGACATCATGTCCGACGAGTATGGCCTCGCCGCCAAGGAACACGGGCGTTACGCCATACCCGACGGCGCCATGCCCGTGGTCCCGTCCTCCGCGACCGTCCCGCTGCTCACCCTCGGCCGCGTCCACGCCGGGGCCATGACGGACGAGGAGGAGGTCGCGCACCGCGTCGAGGTCCCCGCCTCGGTGTGCGAGAACCACCCGCGCGCCTTCGCGCTGGAGGTCGAGGGGGACTGCATGGACCGCGTCATACCGGAGGGCAGCCACGTGCTGGTCGACCCGGACCGCGAGCCGGGCAACGGCTCCATCGCGGTGGTCGAGACCGAGGCGTACCGCGCGGTCATGCGCCGCTGGTACCGGGGGAGCAGCACGCTGATGCTCACGGCCGACAGCCACGCCGAGCAGGAGGACATGGTCTTCGGGCCGGAGGACGGCCCCGTGCGCGTGGTCGGCACGGTGGTGTGGTGGCAGGCACCGGCGGAGATGGAGTAGAGGATATGACGGAGAAAGGAGTCTGAAATGCCGCCAAAGGAAACAATCGAGAAGATCAACGCACTCGGAATAGCCATCGGAATCTCATCGACCGGGGGCGATGACGATTACATATCGCTTACGGACATCGCGAGGTACAAGAGCGACGAGCCGAAGATGGTGGTCCAGAACTGGATGAGGAACAGGAACACCATCGAATTCCTCGGTGTCTGGGAATCGCTTCACAACCCAGATTTTAAAGGCATCGAATTCGATGCCTTTAGGGAGCAGGCCGGTCTCAACTCCTTCACCCTGACGCCCACGAAGTGGGTTGCGGAGACCAACGCCATCGGCATGAGGACGAAAAGGGGCAGGTACGCAAGCGGGACGTATGCTCACAAGGACATCGCGTTCGAGTTCGCATCGTGGATCTCGCCGGAGTTCAAGTTATACGTCATAAAGGACTACCAACGCCTGAAGAACGACGAGAACAGCAGGATTTCTGGCGAGTGGAATGAGAAGCGGCTGTTCACGAAGATCAACTATCGCATTCACACCGATGCGGTGAAGGAGCACCTGGAACCGCTTGCCAGGGGCAAGGCGAAACAGTTCGTCTATGCCAATGAGGCCGATGTTCTGAACGTCGCTCTGTTCGGAATGACGGCAAGACAGTGGCGCGATGCCAATCCTGCTGAAAAGGGGAACGTCAGGGATGGCGCGACGCTGCACCAGCTCATTGTGCTCGCAAACCTTGAGAGCATGAACGCGCAGCTCATCAAGGAGGGGCATTCCAGAGAGGAGAGGGTTGTCTACCTGAGGGAAATGGCCTCCCAACAGCTTGACGCGCTGATGGAGAATCCGACTATCAGGTCGCTTGGCGGGGCCGTCCTTCCTCCTGCTGCGGAGGAATAGGCCTCACCGCGGGAGTATGCCAGCGGTGCTGGAGTTCACGGAGCTTCTAGAGATCACCGAGGGCGTCAAGCTCCGGTAGGCCGTCACTTTCGACGGACAACTCGATTTGTCCGTCAGAAGTGGCTGAATTTGACGGACAACTCGATTTGTCCGTCAGAAGTGGCAGGCGATGTTGATTCTGCTTGGAGGCTGGATAGACGGGCACGCTACTTTGTCCGGGCGGGGCGGCATGCTCGGGCTCGGAGGTGCCATATGTTCGGGAGGTTCGTCTTGGATTCGAAGACCGTTACCGTCCAGTTTGGTGGCCAGGCCGAGGCGGTCGATATCGGAACGTTCACCAGGATGTTGCTAGATTAATCGTTCGTTTGTACGGAATTTGGAGGCTGAGAGATGGAGAGTGGCGAGATCGAGAGGCGCAGCTCGATGTTCGACGAGTACGCGCACGAGGAGGGCGGGGTCGAGTTCTGGTATGCACGCGACCTCATGAAACCGCTGGGGTATGCGCAGTGGAGGAACTTCGAGGCCGCAATCAGGCGCACCATGGCTTCCATGGACTCGGCTGAAACCCCTGTTCAGGACCATTTTGCCGAGGTGCGCAAAATGGTTCGGCTCGGGTCTGGGGCGGAGCGTGAGGTGACCGACTACAAGCTGACGCGCTACGCTTGCTACCTCATCGCGATGAATGGCGACACGCGCAAGCAGGAGATAGCCTTCGCGCAGGCCTACTTCGCCGTGCAGACGCGCAAACAGGAGGTTATAGAGCAGAAAATCGCCGAGATACAGCGCGTGCAGTCAAGGAGGGCGCTCGCTGAATCGGAGAAGCAGCTGTCCGCCATCGTGTACGAGCACGGCATGAGCGACCGTGGGTTCGGGATAATGAGGTCGCGTGGGGACGCCGCCCTGTTCGGCGGGCGCACGACGGCCGCCATGAAGGAACATCTCGGCGTGGCGAAGGGCAAGCCCTTGGCGGACAAGCTGGCCGATGTGGCAGTCAATGCGAAGGCGCTTGCGAACTCCATGACCTCATACAACGTCGAGGACAAGGACCTCCACGGGGACACGCCCATCATCAACGAGCACATCGGAAACAACCAGAGCGTCAGGAGCACGCTCGTCGAGCGCGGCATCTACCCGGAAAGCCTCCCGCCCGCAGAGGACACGAAGAAGCTCGAACGGCGCCTGAGGGCAGACGAGCGGAAGCTCAAGAAGGGGTCGCAGAGATTTGGCGACGCCTCAAACCCCTGATTGGCGGAAAGGCCCCGCGCATACGGGCGGCAACCCTGCGCGAGGCCATGCAAGTACCAACCGAATACGGAAGGCAAGGTGATTGTACATCATGGCGGTCCGGAAGCTGAAGAGCGGCAAGTGGGCGGCCGACGTCACGGTCGGCGTCAGGTGGGACGGCTCGCGCGACAGGCGCGTCGAGACGTGCCAGACGAAGGGGCAGGCCCGCAAGGCGGAGACCCGCCTGCTCATGGAGAAGGAGCGCCTGCGCGGGCGCGTGACGGCGCGCATCACGCTGGCGGAGTTCGTCGACGAGGTGTACTGGCCGCAGAAGGCGGGGCTGCGCGCGAACACGAGGCAGGGCTACGAGCGCGACCTCAGGAGGCGCATCCTGCCCGCGCTGGGCAACATGGAGCTCGAGCAGATAAACAAGCTGAACATACAGCGCATGATATCGGGGTGCCCCACGCGAAAGACGGCGACCAACGCCCGCGAGACGCTGTCCTCGGTGCTGGGGTGCGCCGTCGAGATGGGCATGATTCCCGTGAACCCCGCGTCGTTCCGCTACACCTATCCCGGCGACGGCGCGGCCGACCCCGAGCGCGGCGGCGTGTGGCTCACCACCTTCGCCGAGCATATGCGCCTGCTGGGCCTCCTGCGCGAGACGCAGCCGGGCTCGTGCGTCGAGCGCATCTGCGTGATCGGGCTGTGCGAGGGGCTGCGCAAGGGCGAGGTGCTCGCCCTGCGCTGGGAGGACGTCGACCTCGCGCGGCGCGAGCTCACGGTGCGCGGGACCTACACCCAGGGCATCGGCGGCGCCCACGAGACCGACCCGAAGAACCGCAACGCCCGGCGCACCATCCCGCTGCGCGCCTACGCGGCGGAGCGCATGGCGGCGTGGGGGCCAGGCGAGGGGCCGATCGTCTCCGGGACGGGCGGCGGGCTGCTGAGCCCCGTCACGGCGGGGGAGCGCATGCGCCGCTTCACGGCGGGGAGCTACCCCGACGGGGAGCCGCTGCCGCGCGTGACCATGGCGAGCCTGCGCCACAGCTTCGCGACGGCCTGCGTCAACGAGGGCATGGAGGTCTCGAAGCTGTCGCGCATCATGGGGCACGCGGACGTCAAGACCACGATGCGTTACTACGTGCGCCAGAAGCTCGGCGACCTCAAGGCGGCGGTCGATGCCATGGACGGTGCGCGCGATAAAACCGACAAGTCTTTATAATTATGTTGCATTTTATTGGCAAGTGTTTATAATTTATAGGCGAAGGGAGGAACGGTGCCCACGGAACAGGAAGTCAGGCACGTGCTCAAGCGCCTGAAAAAGGAGGGATGGGAGCTCGAGAGCGGAAAGGGGAGCCACGTGGTCGCCAGGAAAGACGGCAAGATGGTGACGGTACCCACTGCAAAGCGCGAGATACCCATCGGGACGTACAGGAACATAGCCAAGGGCGCGGGCTGGGAGTAGGCCCGCCCCGAAAGGGGCATCGAACAGATATGGGAAAGTACATCTACCAGGTGCTGCTGACGCCCGAGGAAGATGGCGGGTACAGCGTCGAGGTCCCGGACCTGCCCGGGTGCTTCACCTACGGGGACACCTACGAGGAGGCCGCGCTCATGGCGGCTGACGCGGCGCGGACCTATGTCGCGTCGCTCCTGAAGCACGGCGACGAGGTTCCCGCACCGACCGTGCGCGACGCGGGCGGCCAGACCCTCATGGTGTTCTTCGAGGCGGAGGAGAGCTACATCGTGGACGGCGAAACGGTCTCGGCCGCCAAGGCGTCCCGCATGCTCGGGGTGAGCGCCGGGCGCGTGACGCACATGCTCGACTCGGGCATCCTGGACGGGTTCCGCAGGGGTCGCAGGACGTACGTCTCCGTGAAGTCCATCGAGAAAAGGCTGGCATCCAACCCCGGCGCAGGGAGGCCCAAGGCGGCCGTCGCATAGCACGCAATCGGCCGTGTTTGGCAATCGATGGCAATCGTTTTAGACGTAACCGCAGGTAGACGGCTTGTCATGCTGGGGTCGAATCCCCAGCTCTCCGCCAGTCGAAATGATACGTCCCCTGAGTTATCGCAGCTCAGGGGACGTTTTCTTTTTACTGTATCTTCCTGCCGCGCCCTGTAAAAATGGCAATTTTTGGCAAGAATGGCAAGAATTTGGCAATCGGGCCAGACCGTCCGGACACATAGAAAGCGCCCCTCCACCGCATCCCGGCGGCAGAGGGGCGCTGCGCGTTTTTACGGAAACGCAAAATAAGTGGTTGGAGGTTGTTAAACCATAGGTTGAGAGGATTGGGCTCGATGTCGGATTGCGGACGCTGATTTAACAAATGGCCTATTTCCTCTTCGCCGGGTTTTTCCACGGGGTGAACATACCGTCGACGTGTATACCGAGGTCGCTTCTGAACGGGTGCCACATCGGGTCAAGGATGAAGTCGACCCCGTTCCTGCGAGCGAACTTCGCGGCTGGGACAAAATCGCTGTCTCCGGTGATGAGGACGATCTGGTCGGCGTAGCGATTCATCGCTATCAATGCGACATCGAGCCCTATGCGGACATCGACGCCCTTCTGCTGCACATCGAGAATGTAATCGCTGTCGTCGAGGCTGCCGACGTCCCGCTTCCCGCGAACGAGGTCTTTCGAGACCGAGCTTTTGAGCACGAACTCACCCGACGTCTCTAGCGTCTGCCCTTTTCGTATAGCCAGTTTCCGAATCTTCGCAAGCTCGTCGAAGAACGACGTCTTCCAGGCGTACTCAGGGGTTTTGGACTGGTCGAACGTCCTGTTGTGCAGCGGGTGGAAGACCTTCTTAGCGATCGGGTCGCAGTCGTAATAAAAGATGCGGTAGAGTTCGGCATTCTCATGGTTCGCATGGGCTCTGCAGTATCTAGCGAGCTCCGATGCCCTTTCTTTCGGGTCTAGCTCGCCTCGGAGGTTCTTTGCCCTCTTGAGGTAGAACCCGCCGTCAACCAGTACGGCCATCTTGTGCATCTAAGGTCTCCGTTCGCCTAAACAGTAAAATCCCCCTAGGCTCGGCTCTCTCAGAGATTAGAGGAGCGTACTGCTAGGGGGTAGAGGACGACAGGAGCAGGGATACGAGGAGTATCTTTCTCTGTCTACCTGAATCTTACCCTATCGGGCGATGAAGTGCCAAGGGCGCGGTTCGGAAGATGGCTGTGCGATGTCGGATGTGCCCTGGATTTTGGCAATCGTGGCAGACCGCCCGGATACGAAGATGCTTGGAAATATAAAAATTCTCCCAGCCGAAGCGGGGAGGAGATCGCTACACGGTGTGGTTGCTCGCGAGGTGCAGCGCGTGGATGCAGCCGTCGGTATCCTTGCCGAGGATGCCGTCCTGCTCGATGCCGAAGCCGGCCTGGATGCGCTTGACCATGGCGTCGTGCGCGGCCTTGGACCTGATGCCCCAGATGCCGTCCGGCGTGGTGCCGATGACCTTCTGGGTGTACTTGATCCCGTAAGGGAACTGCGTGCCGTGGTACATGCTCGCCATCTGGATCGCACCGACGCGCGCGCCTGTGTCGGGTCCCCAGATGTTGTCCGCCGTCGCGCCGACGATTCGCTGGAGCCATCGGCAGTCGGCGTACTTGGAGGCCGTGCCGGACGGCGCGCTCGGCTTGGCTGCAGGGGCGCTACCGCCCTTGGCCATGGCGTCGTACCACTCCTGTGCGCGCTTCATGTACGCGTCCTTCTGGGAGGACTGCAGCGAGGCCGGGCAGGCGGTCGAGCTGAAATGGCTGTGGGGGAAGACGTTCTTTCCCCACTGGGGGCGGCCGAGGCCGTAGGCGAGGCAGAGCGCCGCCACGAGGTGCGCGCCGGACTCGAGGCACTTATCGGAGATGCGCCACGGGCTGGAGCTGATGTCGGCGTGCTCGATGTTGATCGAGCGGCAGTTCGCGTCGAAGTCGCCGAGCGCCCATGCGGTATCGCAGTCGTGCACGAGCTGGCCGATGATGCCGTCGCTCTGCACCTGGTAGTGCGCGGACGCCTGGCGGGACTGCCAGACGTTCCAGCAGCCCTGCACGGTCAAGTTGCCGGCGTTGTGGTGGATGCCGATGTACTGGATCTTGCGTCCGCGGCGGCCCGGCGTGTAGTGCTTGGAGAGCCACTTGTCGACGTCGGCGTGTAATCCCTTGAAGTCCATGCTAGTCCTCCTCACCCTTGCATCCATCCAGGTGCCCGAGCGTCTCCTCGCTCAGGCTCTCGCCGGTCTCGTCGACCGGCAGCGTCTTCTCTTCGCTCATCTATTCCTCCTTCGTGGTCGATGCGAGCGGGCTCTTGCCGCCCGCCACCTCCGGCAGGCCCGCCACGGAGGTGAGCAGGCTCACCACTGCGGCGACGCCGGACACGCTCGCGATCTGCAGCCAGTCGAGGTCGGTGAAGCCGACCGCGCCGGTGCCGATGAGCGAGACGGCCGTCTGCGCCGCCGTCTTCACCGCTCGCGTGAGGGCCGCGACGGCCCAGTCCCTGTACTCGTCCATGTGAAAGCTTCCTTTCCCTAATCGGTCCCGCCCGTGTGGAACCGTGCGTCACAGTTGTCCTCGACCCGCTCCACCCGCGCCGCCAGCGCCTGCACCTGCTGCTCGACGCGGGTCAGCCGCTCTGAGTGGTCGTCGAGCTTCCTGCTCATCTCGCGCACCGCGTCGCGGGTGTCGCTGCACGTCTCCCAGATGCGGTCGAGCCGTTCGCTCATGCGCGTCTTGTCGCTCACCTGATCCCTCATGGCCGTGAGCCGCCCGAAAAGGAAGGTGGCCACAGCGATGGAGACGCTTACCGCGGCCGTGATCTCGCCAGGTGTCATACCGTACACGCCCTCACCTTCCCGTCAGGCCCGTACGCGCTCGGCACGCACCTGCGGCCCGCGCCATCCGAGTCGTACGCGGTCACCGCGCCGACCCTCGCCGCGCCGGTCCCGTCGTACACGGTCACCGGCGGGCAGACGCGCACCGTCACGGTCGCGCACGCCTCCGGGTAGGTCCCGTACCACTCGTGCACGCTCTTGACGGTGATGTCCAGGTCGCCGCCGCCCGGCGCGTAGTCGCTCGGGACGATCGACAGGGTCTCGCTGCGGTTGCTCGTGTGGTCGGTCGCGCCTTTCGCGGCGAGCTTGCCGCCGCACCAGATCTCGAAGTGGTCCATCTGCGCCTTGCTGGCGCCGCTCGAGTCCGTGACCGTCAGCGACACGGGCTCTCCGGGCAGGACCGCGGCCTTGTCCGCCACGGCGCTCACGGCATGGACCGGTGAGGTCATGCGCGGGATCGTCACGGAGGCGTCGAGCCTGCCGTGATACTTCACCGGGTTGGAGTCGCTGTACCGGCACCACACGGCGAGCGTCGTGTCCTTCCCCCAGGCGCGCGGCACGGTCACGGTGCGCTTGAGGCCCCCGCTCGGGACCTTGGTCGTCGTCGACCATCTGGGATGCGTCTTGCTCTCGCCGTTGATGCCGGATGCCCCTAGCACGGTGCCGTTCCCGACCCACAGGTCGAATCCCCACGCGTCCACGATGTCCGACCACGAGTAGCCGGTGAGGCTCACCGTGGCCTGCATGTCGTTGGCGTTCGTCACGGTGGCGTCCAGGCTGCACACGGTTCTTCCCGTGCGCTGGCACACCCCGCCTTCCCAATGAGCCATGGCGCACCCCCTAGAGCATCTTGATGTAGACCGAGCCGGGAGCGCCCGTCTCCGGCGCGTCGGCCTCGCCGACGGTCACGCCGAGCGCGGCGAGCGCTTCCGCCGCCGTGGCCGCCCCGGTGCCGCCGTTGGCGATTGGCAGCGCGCCGGTCGTGTCTCCGAGACCGAGCGCATTGCGCGCGCCCGCAGCCGTCGCGGCACCCGTGCCGCCGTTGGAGATTGACAGCACCCCGCTCGTAATGTCAGACGCGTCGTGCTTGTGGCCGATGGATGCGAAAGCCGCCTTGAGCTTCGTCCAGAGGTACGTGAGGCCCGTGAGCGAGAGGACGGAATCGCCCTGCTCGCTCGCGCCGCCCACGATGCTATCGATCTGGTCCGTGGTGATGTTGGAGAACTCGGCGGTCGTGATGCCCATTTTCTCCCATGCAGAACCGACCCACATCCACTCGACGTACTTGTTATCGTCTGCGGACTTCATCGGCACGAAGTACGTTCGGTTCGGTTCGCCCGTGATGGTCGGCCTATGGGTGGCCGCGTCGTACTGGCCCGCGTTCAGGACTACCGGGCTAAGCTTCTTGATCGCCTCGTTGTTGAGGGCCTGGTCGGCGTTGTTCTTCGCCTGGTCGGTCGCGCGCTGCGTCTCGGCCGCGATGCGCTCGTTCTCAGCGCTCGCGCGGGCCGATTCCGCAGCCGCCCTCGATTCCTCCGCAGCCACGCGCTCTGATTCAGCGGCCTTGCGTTCCGCCTCGGCTTGGCCGTCGGCGCCCGCGATGCCGTAGACCACGCCGTCTACCACGACTGCGTAGACCTGGCCCGCGACGTCCTTCAAGAATTTAGCTGGTGTATTAGCCATGCATGACCTCCTATGCCAGTATCCCGTCGACGACAGATTCCGCGCCGACCGTGACCACGCGCACGCGGTCACCGACCGACGCCCCCGCGCAGTGCGCCATCATGGGCAGGCCGTCGAGCCTCGCCCCTCCCACGCGCACGTCCATCGTCCTCTCGCCGACGGCCAGCACGTCCCCGTACCGGACCGTCGGGACGGGCACGGCGGGCCGCGCGGAGCCGTCGTAGATCATGTCGCCGACGGCCAGCAGCGTCGTGTTCACATCCATCTATCTCGCCGCCCTCTCGAATCTCCTGAGCTCGGCGCGGACCATGCAGCCCGCCCCGAGGGTCAGCTCCTGCGTGCGCACGGCGAACCTGCCGCTTATGTCGCGGTATGCGAACGTGACCGCGTCGTAGCACGCCACGTGGGGCGCGTAGACGTGCGAGACGGTCACGCGCCTGGTCACGGACGCCTGCTCAGCCAGCAGCCTCGCGGCCTCGGCGTCGGCCTCGGCCTGCGTAACCTCGTCGTCGTACTTGTACTCCTTGACGCGCCTGCGCCCTATTGCTGCGGTGGAGTACGGGCTGCCCGGGTCGTCGTCGACGGCAACGCCGATGACGGTCGCCTCGGGCGTCTCGTAGACCGCGCGCACGACGTTCGCCACGCCGCTGGCGTCGCGCTCGTCCACGCACTCGTCCAGGAACCTCGCGTCGGCGCCCTCGCGCCACTCGGCGGCGAGGGGGCGGGCATCAGGCTCCGCGTACCTGCGCATGAGCACGGTTCCCATCGGGTCGGTGACGGCTGACGCGAACCCCGCGATGCCGAGCAGGGCGTTGACGGCGCGGAGCTTGCTGCCGCCCTCGCCGTCGCTCGTCTCGGACAGGCCGAACGTCCACGCGGTGGAGAGCCTGTAGGCGCTCACGTCTGCCGACACGGCCAGCCCGCACGCGCGGCATATCGCCGCAGCCTCCGCAACTGGGTCGGAGCCAGCAGGAAGCGAGAAGGGCGCGTCGAACGCGTCCTCGGCCAGTTCGGACAGCCTGCCCTGCATCGACACGCTGGCGCGGTCCACCTCGCCCGACACGTCGCGCTTGGGCACGCTCGGGACGAAGGTGCCCAATGCCACGCGCTCCACCTCGCCGCCGAAGTCGGCGTCCAGGTAGACGCGAACGAGGTCGGCACCCACGTCGAGGCCGCCCTCGCACGTCGCCGAGGCGCTCTCGTATACGTCGGTGTCGAGGTTGCGGGAGATAGAGCCGCCCGTCTCGAAGCCCTCCAGCTCGGAGACCTCCGCGCCCGTGGCGCGGCTGACGCGCATGAAGCGGTACGAGGCGTCGAACTCGCGGAGCCAATCAGCCATTCGCGGCCTCCATCCACCTGACCTCCTCGGCGTCGATGGACACCGAGTGGAGGTCCCTCACGACCATCGACGTGCCGACAGACACCCTCGCGCGGAGCCTGCGGCCCATCGGGTCGCGCAGCCACGCCACGGCGTGCTCGCGGAACATCGACTCGACCTCCGTGACCTCGGATGCGCTGAGCAGATTGAAGCCGAGCGACATCTTTGAGCTGACGCCGCCGTCGCCGTAGAACATCGGCAGCCCGCCGCCCGCGAAGCGTAGCAGCTCGCCCGTGCGGGACACGTCCACGCTGGACGACGGGGACAGCTCGAACAGCCGCCCGCCCTGCGCCGCCGGGCCGAAGTTGACGGCCCAGCAGCGGCTCTCGACCCTCATGGGGACGGTGAGCGTGGAGACGGCGCCCGACTGGGCGCGGGCAACGACGAGGTAGCTGTAGTCGGTGTTGATGGGCGGCAGCGGGTCGATGCACGACTCGCCGTCGGCCATGCCGTCGGCGACCACCCACTGGGAGCCGTCGGGCATGACGCGCACCACGTCCACGCTCTCGGTGGCTGCGGTGTCGCCTATCTCGGCCGCGCCGTCTACCACCTCCGCGCCCGCGCTGATGGGGATCGCGTCATCCTCCACCTCGTACTCGGGCGACATGAGGCCCGTGCCGACCACGCTCCATCCGTCGCCGCCGAAGCGCACCGTGACGGACACCGACAGCAGCTCGCCCACGACCGCCTCTGCGGCCGGGATGGCGGGGGCGGCGTACTCCACGGAGCAGGTTCGCTCTGCGGTCGTGCGGAGCGTCGAGGTGCCCACGACCTCGAGCGCGACAGTCATGACCTCCCCGCTCGCCGGGAAGAGGCTGTCGCGCCCGATGGAGAGCGACCTGGCGCCTGCGGGCAGCTGGGCGCTGTACGACGCCGCGCCCGCCGTGACGCGCACCGTGGTGGAGGCGTCGGGGGTCTCGGGCGAGACCTGCCACTCGATGGAGAACGGCAGCTCGGACATCACGTCGTCGTCCGACGCGGGGCGCGTGATGACGACCTGCGGAGGGACGGCGGTGGCGCAGAGCGCCGGTGCGGACCACGCGCCCCAGTCCTCGTGCGCGCCCTTGGTGCGGACGCGCACGGACCACGAGTGCGGGGTTCCGTCATCCGGGATGACGGCAGACGCCGCCGCGCCCTCCACGCCCAGCACGGCCTCGGTGCCGCCGTCGACCGTGTAGCCGACCTGCGCGGCCTCCTGCGCGGAGCCGTCGGGGTGGTTGGGCGTCCACGACACTCCCACTCCGCCGCCGACGGGCATGACCGCCGCCGCGAGCGCGACCTTGGGTGCAAGCGGGGGCGTGATGGCCGCTATCCGGTCGGATACCGCCCATGCGCTCGCGAGCGAGCCGCGCAGCGACTGCACGCGGTAGGAGACCATGCCGGCCGCGCCGGTGTCGTCGTAGGGGAAGGACGCAGCCTCGGAGACCTTTGCCCACTCCCCGCCGTCCACGCTCCGCTCGATGGCGTACGAGGTGGCGGTGTTGACGTTGGCCACGTCGGCGTCCACGCGCACGGTGCCAGCCGAGACGAGCGAGGCCGCGACCGACCTCGGGGCTGCGGGGGTGTTGTACACCGTGCCCGCCGTCACGTAATCGCTGTACTTGGTGTTCGCCGCGCGGAGCCTGTAGGCGTAGGCGTGGTTCGCGGTGACGCCGTTGTCGATGTAGTTGGTGACGTCCCAATTCAGGGCGGCGATCTGCGAGTAGCTGCCGCCGTCCGTGGAGCGCTCGACGTAGACCTTGTGCCAGTGACGGCCAGAGGCGTTGTCCCAGTTGCTCCCCCACGTGACCTTCGCCTGGGTGTCCGAGACGCGCGCCACGGCGGGGTTCTTCGGCGGGTAGGGCTTGTTGAACTCGGCTGCTGGCGTGTTCGCCGTGGCGTAGACGGGGTTGCCCGTGTTGGTTCCGTTGCTCGACCAGCTGAGGTCTGCCGACACGTGGCAGCTGAAGCTTCTGGCGTCGTATGACGTGCCAACGGAGTAGTAGTCGCTGAAATCGTAGCTGCCGCCCCTGGTGCCGATGCTGGCGGTGTGGCCGCGCGAGCCGTAGCCGTTCACGCCAGTCTCGACGTGGAAGCCGTTGGCGTTGTAGGAATTCCGTCCGAGCTTCACGCGGCCGTTGACGCGGAAGCCCGTCGCGGATACCTCTGTGATCCAGATAGAGAGGTCGTGGTCGTAGGAGGACACCTTACCTCATCCCCTTCCTGGCCTTGACGCGCTCGGCGACCGCCATGAGCGCTGACGCGAGGCGCTCGTCATCTGCGACCTGCGCGCCGTCGATGTAGAAGGTGTAGGACGGGCCTGCCGCGACCGCGCGCGGGCTGGCCGCGATGCCGGGCTCTGCCATGGCCGTGACACGCGACAGACGGGACATGCCCGCCTCGAAGTCGCCCACGGCGCCAGGTACGGCCCGCGCGAAGCCCTCGCCGAGCGCCTCGGCGATGGAGATACCCGAGTAGAGCACCCAGCCGTGGCCCGAGAACGGTCCCTCCTTGGCGGGTGAGAACGGGAAAAGCCCGCGGATTTTCTCAAGTCCGCCCTTCACGGTGTTCACCACGCCGCCGATTGCGTTGCTGATGCCGCGTCCGAGGCCGTCAAGCATCGCTTTTCCGGAATTGACAAGCCATTCGCCCGCACCGGCGAAGAATCCGAGAATCTTGTCCTTAATCGATTTGACCGTGTTGTACACTGCGTCAACGCCGGATTTGGCCGCGCTCTTGATGCCGTTCCAAATCGAGCTAAAGGCGCTCTTGATGCCGTTCCAGCAGGAATCCCAAGCGCCCTTGATGGTGCCGAGCACAGAGCTGATGATGCCTGAGATAGCGTTGATAACTGAGCTAACGATATTCTTGATACCGTTCCACACCGTGGAGGCAATGGCTTTAATGCCCTCCCACACGCCAGACCAATTACCTTGTATAGCCGCGAGCACTGTACCGATAACGGCGTTAATGACCTGCATAACGGTTGTGATAACCGTTTGGATAACGGGCCAAACAGCATTGATAACCGCAGCGATAACCGCGCATGCAGTGGAGAAGACCGTTTGGATAATCGGCCACACAACGGAGATAACCGCCATGATAACGGTCATCACAGTAGTGATGATGGTTTGAATCACGGGCCACACCGCATTGATAACGGCCATGATAACCTGGCACGCCATCGAGATGTAGTTCTGCACCGTGGGCCAGACCTGCGTAACGATGAGCTGGATAGCGCTCATAACGACGGAAACGACGGCTTGAATCACGGGCCAAACAGCCTGGATGATGCTTTGAATCACGGAGCAAGCCGTGGTAAAAGCCGCCTGAATCGTCGGCCATGCCGCCACGACGAAATCCTTAACAGCACCCATTACCTGCGTTACGACCTGTTGGATAACGGGCCAGTATTGGGTAACAGCGCCCTGAATCACGGAGCAAGCCGTGGTAACTGCCTGCTGGATGTAAGGCCACACCTGAGCCGCCGCCGCTTGGATACCAGACCAGGCAGAATTAATGGCGTTGCGCACGTCCTCGTTTGTGTTATAGAGCGCCGCAAGGCCGACAACGACCGCCGCGATTGCAGCGATTATCAGGCCAACAGGACCACCGGCAACGGCAGAAAGCGCAGCGCCAAGCGATTTGAAGCCGGATACGATACCGAAAACCTTCTGCATACCACCCATGACGGGCAAAAGCAGAGTGAATGCCGTGATAGCGGGCATGATGGCGGGTGCAAGCTGGTTGAAAGCGTTAACGATTCCATCAAGAAAACCGCTAGGCAACGCGCTCTTGATTTGGCCGAAAACGGAAGCGATGCCGCTCGCGCCTTTTGATACAACATCCTTGATGCCGTAGATAACCGTAGCGATCGCATCAGCGGTCTTGCCGAAGCTGCCGCTAAAGGCGTTAATCGCGCCGGAGATGTTTTCTGCTCCAAACGCATTGATAATCGTCTGAACGGCTTTCGCAACGCGGTTCGAGATATTATCGAGCGCGGTGCCGATGCCCTGCGTCGAATCCTTGGCCTGCTGCGCGAACGACGCGAAACCATCCACGCCTTCTTGGTCGAGCTTCAGAACGGCTGCGTTGAAGTCATCCATCGTAATGGAGCCGTCTTTTAGGGCATTGTATAGGTCTTTAGAGTTAGCGGTCGGGCCGATAAGCGCCTTTGCAACCTGGTTAAGCTGTCCGGGCATGACCTCTTGCAGGGTCTTCCAGTCTTGCAGTTCGGGCTTGCCTTTGCTCAGGATTTGGCTGTACTGCTGCATCGCGCGAGAAACGTCTGCTGTCGATGCACCGGAGGCCAAGCACATATCGTTAAAGGCGATGCCGATATTCGTCGCTTCATCAAGGGAGCCGCACAATGGCGCAAGCTGCTGCACCATGGATGTAAGCCCAGGCAACGATGTAGGCAGGCCGTCGATAGACGCAGACATCTTTTTAATCGACGCTTCGGCTTCTTGGCTCGAATACCCAAGGTTCTTCATGACCTTCGGGAAATTGTTCATGGTGTCAACGCGGCTAATTGCGCTGCCAAGCGAGTTGCTAATAGCTGTAAACGCCTTGCTCGAAATCGAGGCAACAAGACCGGCGACCGCGCCAGCCTTGGCGCTCAGACCATCGCTAAAGTTCGTTCCGGTCTGCGCGCCCGCCTTCGAGCCAATGGCGCTAGCACCTGAAAAAGCGCCGTTCAACTGCTCAGTAATCGAACCGGTAAGGTTATCGAATTTAGGGGTAAGCAGCACTGAACCGCGCGCCACATCAGCCATTTAATCACCCCTATTCGCCTTCCTCATCCACCTCCGTTGTGGTGGCGGAAGACCGCGCGCCGAATAGAAGCGCGTCGATTCTCGCCTTATCAACGTTGAGATGGGTTTTCTTCTTTTTCTTCTTCTTCGCCTTGGGTTTAGGAATCGGCTTCGGCTTCTTGCCCTTGCCGCCGCCCAGGCCATAGGAGATGTTTGCAAGCTGGTCTACGATGAGCGCGAGCAGGTAGGTGCTCTCGTCCCATTCCAGCTCAGGGTGTAGGCGTATAAAGGTGCGCGATTGCGCCGGGAGCTGCGCGGTAAGAGTCGCAATTGCCGCGAAGCGCCCAGCATCCATCATCGCGTTTAAATCCAGCCGGTAATACTGCTGGAAATCTGCCGTGAGCTCGTCCCGATAATCGAGAAGTATCGGAGCGAGCGCCGCTAGTTTTTTACTTCGAGGTGGTTGAACAGCTCGTTTTCGATGCGCATAATCTCTTCGAAGTCCTCATAGCCCATCTTGGCCTTAACGACCTCGCACACCTTGTCATCCACCTTGCCGCCGAACACGAAGTCATAGAGCGCCAGGGCGCACGAAATCGGAGCGTCCTCGCCCTTGCGCTCGTAATCCTGGAACTCGGCGAACATGCGGATGAACTCGCGGGACTTGATTCGACGCATATCGACGCGGTACGTCTCGCCCTCGAACTCGATATCGTTCTCATAGGGCTGCTTATCGTCAGGGACGATGTTGAACCTAGGCTCACGGTCCATGTAACGCGCCGTAACGGTCTCGCGCTGCATTTCCTTCGCGGTGGCGTACTCGCGGAGCTGCTCAGGGGTCATATCCTCGATATTCATTTTCAATCCTTTCGGTAGGCCCACGGAGGACGGTAAGGACGGCTTTAGCGCCTACTACCAAAGCCGCCGTTGCCGCCCTCCGTGCGGAAAAGCGGTAGTTGCAGCCTAGGCGGCAACAGTGGTCGTGTCGTAGATGTACTCGCGCATGCAGTCGCCCTCGAAGAAATCGGAAGGCAGGCACTTGATGGTGGGCGTGTATCCGGCGAGATCGGAATTGTTCATCTCTTGATCGTCGCGCTCAGTGATAATGCCGTTAGGGATAACGACGCGCTTAACCTTGGTGTCGGACACGACAGCATCGAAGATGAAGAGGTGAGCGCCCGTGAAATTCTTGTTATGGCGAACGGTGGTGGTGCCCTTGCCGTCAGTAGTTACGTTCGCGTCGCCGTAAACGGTCTTGAGCACGGTGTCGCGTGCTTCGAGGAAAGTCACCTCAACGCCCTCGGAATAAGAGGTCATGGGCGAAACGATGGTCACGCCGCTCCAATCGGTCTTGTCGTCGGTGTCGGTATCGGTCGTGACGGTGACGCCGTCCTCGGAGATGTAACCAAGGGATTTGAGAACCGCGCTGGGTGCCTTGCAGAGCTCTGCAAGGGTCTTGGTCATATCGATAAACGGGGTTGGGTCGGTGCCAGCCGGGGCAACGCAGGCGTAACCGCCCTCACGGCCCTTGGCGATACCGACGTTGGAAGCGTCAAGCATGTTTTCAGCCATTTTGCTAATCCTTTCTAAAGAAAAAAGCCGCTACGCTCTCGTAACGGCCGTGAAATCGAGTTGATAGCGGTAGCACCTGCTATCAGGGTCGGGGAAGCTGTAAATTCCGCCCACGGAACATGAGCAGACGTTCGGGCAGGTCTCGCGCATGTTGGTCAGCACCTCGCGCGCCATCAGGGCGAGGGTGTAGGCCTCCGCCTCGCTCTCGGCCCAGCACTGCACGGCAAGATTGGGTGCATCGCGGCAAAGCGAATAGCCGCCGCCCGTGCGCTCAACCGTCGTGAAGCGCTGCGGTCGGTCTGCCGGGACGATAGAGCTGGACGGCACGCCCAGACCTTTTTCGAGCGCCGCGCAGGTTGCGGCGATAACGTCAAACATCAGATGCCACAACCTTTCTTAAGCGTGTTGTTGCGCAGGTTGTCAACGTAAGCGTCAACGTTGGCAACGCCGATGCGAACGCCGTTGCACCAACTCAGCGGCTTTACCTGCACATCGTATTCGGGGTGCCCGTGCGGAAGGCTTGCCAGCGAATTGCAGCGCGCCGCATATCCAGCGCCCTGCTCGTAGAGCATCCCGGTAACGCCGTCGCTCTTCGTGATGGAGACAACGCCGCTGTCTATGTGCTTCACGCGCCCTTTGAGCTTCATCTTTAACGTGAATCCGCTACCCATTGCACACCTCGCATTCGACCGTGCGATTCCAATCGCCCGGGCAATTTGCGTTTAGGTACGGTTGCGGGTCTCCGATAACCGAGTATTCGGCTTCAAGATATTTGACCCTGCAACCGCGCAAAGCATGCTCGTAGGTCTTCGGAAAATGGAAGGTCATCGCAACCTTTACGCCGTCCGGCCTAGAAGCTTCGAGGTCGCTCGTCGCGCCGGGTTGCGGCAAGACGTTTTCGACGGTTTCAGCCGTCCATCTGCCGGGCACAGCGTTACCGTGCGAATCCTTACTAGCGGCAGTTCGCCGCAAGACCTCGACCGCAACGCCGCTAATCAGATTCATTTCAATCACCCGCCATCATCCGGCATGAGAGAACCGCGCCGGAGGAAAGCCCGAGCAAGTCAAGCTCAGATGGAAGGGGGCGCATGTACTGGTCGAGCAGCGAGACGGAAGCCGTGTAACTCCCGGCGGTCTGCGAATACTGCGATACGCCGGAAAGCCCGGCAGGCGTGGAGAGTGCGCGATTGACCATCGCCATGCACACAGTGGCCGCATTGAGGTCTAGCACCTCGTCCACACCCGCCGTATACCCGTCCATCTTGCCGAGAAGGTAGCCCGTGGCGCGAAGCAACAGCGCTTCAAGCCGCTTCTCGTCGGCTACCGCGCCATATGCCGCCGTGTATTCCTCGGGTGTAGCAAATGCCTTGATAGCCATCGTGAATCACTCCTAGGCAGAAGCAACGCCGTTGTCGATGCGCACGAAATCTGCCATGTCGCGGATAACGAAGCCAACCTCGAACTCGCAGCGGACTGCGAACATGTTGCGCTGCCACAGGTTGAGCGTCTTAGAGCCGCTGGTAAGTGTTGCCTGGTCAGAGATGGAGATATTAACGTCCTTGACCACGCCGTAACGGGCCGCGCTCCAATCGCCGCCGAAACCGAGCACCTCGGCTGCCTTGCCAGCAGCGGCCTTGTGGGCAGACTTGGTGAAGTGCGTGGGAACGGAGAGGACGTGACCGACAGCGCCGTCGGTCTGGACGTTGTTGATGAACAGCGGTCGGTTGGTGGTGTCCTTGGTCTTCAGAAGCAGGGTCTTTGCCTGCGGGGACAGGACGAAGGCGTTGAGGTCGCTGTCGTTCTCGGCGACCTTGCCGATCGCATCCACAAACGCATCGTAGGTCTTGGTGGAAGCATCGACGGCATTCGTCACGCCAGCGAGGGTATCGAAACCGGTACCGGGAGCGGTACCGAACATGCACGTCTCGTCGAACTTCTTGGCGATAGCGAACGGCAGGCGGGAGACAAGCTCGTTGTAAAGCGCCTCGGTGTTGTCGCGGAACTGGTTAGAGAACGGCTCGATGATAGCCAGGGTGTAACCCTTCATCTCCTTGGTGGCAAGGGTGTGCTGAGAGACGGGCTTGTCCTCGGTCTCGGTGACCCAATCGGCGGCAGGCTCACCGGTGATAACCGGGATGGTCAGGCCGTTGCCGGGGAGGTCGATACGCTGAGCGAGCTGCATGATTGCGGAGCTCTCAAGCGTCTTTGCCCAAATCTCGTTGGAAACGGAAGAGGGCAGGGTGATAGAAGTCTTGTTGATGCCTTCGGCCATGGTTGTTTCTCCTTGTCTTAGTTAAAGGCGGTTTTCATGAAGCGCGAAAAATCGTCCTTCGCGCTACCCGTTTCCTTGATGTCGGCATGCTTGCCGTCACCGAGCACCACGGGCACGGTTGCAGTGTTTGGGGTCGAATAACGGTCTTTAAGACCCTCGGCCTTGCTCATGAGGTCATCACGATCACTTGCGGAAATCAGGCTCAGAAGGTCGGCGGGAACGCCCGTAGCCTTAGAGGCTTCGGCTACCCATTCCGTGCGGTCCTTCTCCGCCTGGAGCGCGTCAGCACGTGCCGTCGCGTCCGCGAGCTGCTTCTGAAGCTTTTCCGACTCGCTCATTTGGGATTCCTTGAGCGCTGCCAGCTCGTCAGCCGCGCCCTTGCGCTGCTTGGCGAGCTTTTCCCACTCGCGGGAATGCTTCTTAAGCTCGTTGTACTTGGCTTCCCAATCGACGGACGGTGTAGCTTCGCCGTTCGGCTCTGCCTGTTCATCCATCTTTTTGTTGGTCTCGTCCATGAGTGACCTCCTTACCGCGCCGTTCGGCGCTGTCCCCCGCTGCCGTTCGGCTGCGGGATACGACGGATAGATATGAAAAAAGCCGCTCGAAAGCGGCCTTAATCAGCGTGTAACCCTTCGCATGGGCGTTAGTCCTGTTTCCTTATCGATGCGATTCGGGTCGATAAGAATCGCCGTCTCGCCAGGGGCGAGGGCTTCTAGCGCGTCTTTCCGCGCCTGGTCTATATCATCCACAAGCATTGCGTAATGGCCTGCCGTGGCGGTTCCTCCATCAACGCGGGCTTGCCGCATGGATGAAATGCTTTCGCCGACGTTTCCGCCGCCTGAGATATCGTCAACGCCCCACGAGAGGCCGTTCATGCGCACCGGCGCGCCGGGCTTGGTGGTTGTGGACGTGGCGAACCCATGCGCCGCGAGCTGCGACGTGACGGGCGAATACTCGTTGTCTTCGTAAGCGGGGGCCTGGTTATCCCAGCTCCATGCTTTCGCGCGCTTGTTAATCTCGTTGCAAATCGAGTCCGTGATTCGCTTGTTGATAACGTCCGCGTGCTCCCCGCGCATGTCCTTGCGGATTTGCTCAGGGTCTACCGCTTTTCGCGCATCGAGGTAGACGGAATAGAGCCAATCAGGGTCATAGCCTTCCACCTCTGTGAACTCATCGCCCGCGACAACGCGGCAATCACAGCGGTCGTGGAATCGGTTGAAACCGAACCCCATATCGCCCGCCGATTGACGGCTCTTGTAATCGAACCCGCGAGACGCGAGCATGACGCAAAAGCCGCAGGTCTCCTTGCCCGTGGGAACGCGAGCGTATCGCGCGCCCTTCGAGTAGTCGCGCTCTGCGTTTTTGATCGTCGTGTCGTTCGCCGCACGCCCAACGTCGTTATAGGCGCGCTCAGCCATAGCCTGAGCGAATGCGTTAAAGTTGTCGGGCGTGACGTTATGCACGAAATAATTGACGGTCGCTTGCGCCTTGGGAACGCTCACCGGGTTGTGGATTTGCGCCGGGCTGGTATCGATGCCCAGCTCATCCATCGTCACATCGTAGGCTGAGCACGCAATGGAAGCCGCCGCATCACCGAACTCCCTACGGCACGTGATGAACGTCTCCAACGCGAACTCGCGCATGGTCTCGTCATCGATAGCGCCGCCGTTCAGCTCGTAAAAGGTGCGCAACGACGTTTGCATGAAGTTGAACGCGGCCCTTTGCTGCGCATTGAGCGCCTGCGTATAGGCTTCGAGCCTACTTGCTGGTATCTGCATCGCTTATACCTTCTGCCTGCGGTGTAGCCTGCTGTTGGGAAACCTGAGCAGATGCCTGCGCCGCCGCCTGCACGATTTGCGTATATCGAACGTCGCGCAGAATCGAATCGATGGTCGATTCGGAATAACCCAGGTCGCGCCAGAATTGACGGGTGCCGGAATAGGCGGGAACAGCCGAATTGACCTTGATAGCGAAATCGGCGTTTGCGGCCTTGGACGGGCGCAGCACGTCGGCGAAACGCGGCGTGATGTCTGCCGTGGCGAAATCCGCAGCATCGACGGCACCTAGCGCCATTCGTGCGATGTTGCCGAGTGCGATGCCGTTCATGCGGTTCACGTGCTCAGCTTCGACGATTAGCCGCTGCTGAGCCGCGAACATCGCCTCGCTTGACGTTGGGTTATCGAAGACGATTCCCACCTCATCCAGCGGGATGCATGCCTCGCTCGCAAACTGCTTGCCCAACATCTCCAAGTGGTCGATATGGGGCTGCATGGTCATCTGCGATAGCTGCCCGAGCTGCGGGACATCGCCGTTTTTATTCGGCGTGACCAAGAGCATCGAATCGGCGTACATCTCGACCTTGCGCTTGCTCATGCTCTCGGCGGTCTTCTTGTCAACGCCTAACAGGTAGCGTTGCGGCCACGTATAGAATGTAGCGGCGATTTCAGTTCGAGCGCCAACGCACAGCGCGCGGTCGATAAGGCTTCGCACCGTGCGGTTAATACGCGACTTGCCAAACGGGCGCGTCAAAGACGGGCGGTATCGCAAGGGCTCCATGAGCGGGCGGCCAAACGGGTTTGCCACTTTCTCAGCAACCCAGGAATCGCCAACCTTACGGCATGAATACGTGTACTCGTCCGTGTACATGTTCACCCACGTGGGCACGCGCAGCCCGCTCGAATCAACGTCGATATCAACGACGCAGATACCGGCCTTGATTCGCTTCTTGCGCTCGTCCCAGATAGCCGCCGCGTCGAGCGCGGAATGCGCCGACACGATCACATCCGGTTCACCTGCAAGGCCCTTAGAGACGGTCAGGAACGCGCACGAATCCGTAAGCTCAGACGTTACCGCCTGCTCGTAAATCTCGACAAGGCTGTCAAGCGTCACGATGTCTGCCATCGCGTCGGCGTTTTCGCCATCGAATCCGGCGAGAACGGAACGGTTTGCGAGAACATCGACGCATTTACCGCCCCAGCCCATAACGATGTTTAGGTCAACCAGGTCTTTTGGCATGGATGAGTCTGTCGTAACCGGCTTTACCTCGCCTTTGTAATAGGCTTCGTTGCGGATGTTCGAGCCTATATGGCGCTGCCATTCCGCCAAGAGGGCGTTGAATACGCTTACCTCCTCGCCCGTCAGGTTCATCATGGACGGGTCAACTTGGTAAAGCGTAGGGTTATCGTTCGTCATAGAATCACACATCCCCCGTCAGGGTCGCGTTTTGTCGTTTTTGCGGCCCAGTAGGCGATAACAGCCGCTTCTATCGGTGTGGACGAATCGCCGCCGTATGCCCATCCACCGTCTGAGCCAATCGGGCGCTTGCGGGCTTCGAGCGCGCTCGCGTTAAATGCCTGCTGCGCGTTGTCTTCGCCGCCGTCCCAATGGGTCAACGTCTTATCGATGAGCGCTTGCGAGAACAGCGTCGTTGCGTTGATAACGTCCTTGGTGGTGGTGGAAAAGAGGGCTTGGCGCGGGTAATACTCGCGCAAGCGGTCGAGCAGCGCCGCCGCGCCGTTCCGCCCATCCACTGCAATTGCTGCGGTGGTATCGGCCATATCGTCGGTACAGAGAAAATCGGTTAGCCAAGAAAGGCCGTCTGCCAAAGTGCCTTGCCCGATATGCTCAACGTATCCGTTGCCTTCCTCACTCAATCTGCAAGCGCACAGCGCGATTTGGCTACCGTCCGGCGAGAACTTCACGCCGAAGGTCTTCTTGCCGTCTGTGGGCACCTGAGCGCGCGGGATAGCCAGAGACAGCCATAGCGATTCATCGATAGCGCTTGCGCTGCTCGAACCGCTCCACCAATCCAAGCGCTCGTGCGCGAAGCCGGAGATATTTCCCTTGGCTCCCGCGAACTCGCTTTCGGTGTAACCCTCATCCAGCACGTATCCCATGGATGGGTTCGATTCGTAAATCTCATCCAGGATGTCGGCGAACGTGCAATCCTTTGGCGGTAGCTTCTCACACGCCCAGGATGCCCAGCACATGCGCCGCATGCCGCCATCCAGTACAGACTTGCGCACGCGGGCGAAAACAGTGCCCGCGCTGCGCTCGTTCGGCGGTGTCCCCATGTAAAGGATTTGGCGCTCGCCTGTGGAAGACGCAGCCAGGGTGTACGCGATAGCGTCATATTGCGTATCGGTAAGCTCCTGAGCCTCGTCGTACACGACCAGCTGGATATCGTCGAAACCGCGCGCCGTGCCGTTGGTTCGGGCGATAAATTCGATTGAGCCGCCGTTTTTCAGGAAAATTGCCTCTTCGCCGTTCGTTCGGCGAATACGCTCAACCAGCTCGCATAGCTCTGGATGCCGCTCGTCGGTGAAGTAGCGCACGAGGCGCATGAACGACTTCTTGGCGGTCTTGACGCGGTGCGCCGTGTGGAGCACGTGCCAGCCGCACACGGCGATGCGGTAGAGCTCGTAGACCTCAAGGGCCGCGTTCTTGCCGTTCTGGCGCGGAACGTCCAGGCCACAGGTCACATAGGCTGGCTTGCCGCGCTCGTCGCACGCGCACCAATCGGTCAAGATGCCGCGCTGCCACGGGAACGGAGAGATGCCCAAGTCCTCGCCGAGGGCGATGGCGTCCTCGGCTTCGGTGTAAGACACCTCGCCGTTCCGGTAAGCCCTACGCGGTTCCTGCCTGCCTCTGCGCACGGTTTCCCGAGACGATGGAGAGGATGCTTGCTCGCTTTGCGCCACTCTCCACCTCCTCGTGGGTGTCGCAGATTCCAAGCTGCTTGTTCAGCTGCCGAATCTCCGCGCTTGCTGTTTTCAAAGTTCCGATTTGCGGGAACGCCTTCAAATCGCCCATGTCGTTCGAGTAGGCCGTCTGCCCGCCGAAATTGTCTAGCTCTTCCTGAGCTGTCTCAGCGATTTTGTACCATTGGCAAAGCAGGGAGAGCGCAGGCACATCGGACTGCGAAAACGCGCGCCCCTGCGTCAGCTCGTCCCATTTCGCGGATTTGAAAGCATCCGATTCGATGCCAGATGGCTTTATGATGGGCACGCGATCACATCCAATCGGTAATAAAAAAGCCGCTACGAAGGACGGCTGTTGGAAAGCACTCGGAATTGCACCGGGGTTTCTCCAACAAGGGGACTGCTAACTGTGCTTTTTGGCGATTTTGCTACTCGATGAACTTCTCGACATAGCGGCGAACGATCGTCTCGCAGATGTCTTTTAGAAGCGGATAAGGCATGTCAACGCCCGCAGCCTTGAGAGTGTGAATGCAGATACGCCAAACATCGGGCTGCTCAATCATCCGCAGGAAATCGTCACCGCCATCCGTAAGCCCGTGAACCGAACCTCCTAGGCATATATCGCCGTTGAACTCTAGCGAACTGGAAATAAGCCCCTCGCGCTTCATGCGTTTAAGTTCATCAACCACGGTGAAGCGATCAATGAAACCAGAGAACTCATCGAACGACAGCTCATTGCTTTTGGAGATGAATGTGAGCAATGAGCGCATTGTTTCGTAATCACGCATGGCTAATCACCATCAAATTGCTCAATAGGGATTTCTGTAAATTTGCCATCTAGGCTCATTTTGTAATCGTGAAGCTCATCACCGATTTCATCAAGAACGGCAGCGAAATTCAATGTGCTGCCATCGTTCTTCATGACAGCACACGGCCCGTTCCCACCAATGCTCATGTCATCATATTTACTGAAAACAAATGCATTCTCATACTCAGTGCAAAAGTCGAAAAAAGCTTTATCGCTCATCTTGCTAAGCGCTATATCTCTTGCAATGTTGATATCAACCATAGAGCACTCCTTTAATACTTGCGTGAAGTGACAGAATCTTTCGCCCTATCAGATATCCGCAGGTTATCCGTCCTGACGATGTTCACGCTTCCCGGCTTCGCTCTTTTCTGAATCTCAGCAGCAGTATACCGCTTATTCCTTTGAGCATCTATGTATAGCGTCTTTCCATTTTGTCTTTCAAGATTAAAGACGTGCGCACCGCCGTTGCGCCACATCACCTGAAGAACGGCTCTTGAGCCATTCCCGTACTCAGCCATCTTGCTATCAACTTTAGCAATCATTTTTTGCCCAGTACCAGCTCCAACGTATTCTGTTTTTGCGTTTGAAAATGCGCGAGTCCATCGTGATTTATAAATGCCATTCTTGCGGTCAACATAAGCGATCTCACCCACCTTGTCACCTTTATATGTTGGCTGAGCGGAGACTTTATAGCCACGCCTACGCAACTCGTATGCGACAACGGCCCGTTGGCAATTTTCAGAATACTCCGAGTATGCGCGAGAATAATGCGGATTAGCATTGCGCATTGCACTAGCAATGGATTCAGGTTCTCCCTTAACACCGAGCGCTTGCTTCAACGTTTCATCGATTCTTGTTCCAAGCCCGCCAGAAAAACGGTGCGGACCATTATTCGAAAAACTAGCAACCCCTCTACCGCCCATGAAATCCACCTGCCTTGTACTCGACGACCTCGCAGCCGCCGAAATCGAATCCCATGTTCTTGCCGTACAGCAGCACGCGCGACGGCTCCAGGCGCCTCATGGCCTCCCTCATGCCGTCGTGCCACACCTTCTGGGCATCCCTGTCGCGTGCCACGCCGACAGTGGACGTTGCCACGGTCGAGTGCTTGGGAATGCCATTGAAGCAGAATCTGTAGCTGGACGGTTGCGCCCACGAAAGCGTAGGAACAACCGTGATACCGTTCTGCGCCCAGAACCAGCCCAGCGCCGCGCTGCGGTAACGGTTCCACTCCTGCATCGCGTCGGGCATGTCCATGTACAGGCTGAAATCCGGCGTGAGCACGCATTTATAAGGCTTCAACACGTCCAGGTAACGCGCAGGGCGCTGCCAAAGCCGCTCGAACTGATAATCGTCAATGAAGAAATGACAACCGAGGTCGGCTTTGTCTTCCGCCTTGGTTGTCTTCGCGTAATTGAAGCCCTGAAGCTCGCGCGGCCCCTCCACATCCACGTTAGGTAGTGGTGGAAAGCCGTCACGCCCGCAGCAATAGCGATTGATCGTATCGAGGTTATACGCGCGGTCTGTTTTCAACCGCTCCGCGCCGTAATCGAGTTTCTTACTCTTAAAGTCAATGCCGAATCGCGTCATATCGAAGTCTTTCAGGCTCCGAACTTCCTCACGCAGCATTGATTTGTTATACGTGGCAATATCGCCCGTTTTGTTGTCTGCGATACGAAACGCCTTGATTTGCTCAGCGCTCAAATCGTCGCAAAACTCGATTTTCGAATCCGGTATCTCCGTCCAGCCTAGCGACTTGCACGCCGCCACGCGGGTGTGTCCGAACACGATAACGGGGTTTTCCGGCGATTCCAAACCGATAGTTCCGCGCAAACCGAACTCACGAATTGACTCCGCAACCTTCGGAATCGCACGCTCATTGTGGCGCGCGTTGCGCTCATACGGGATAATCTCTGAAATGAGCATGCACACCACCTCTGAGCTGCTAAAACTTCAATGGCCCGATTTTTTCCACACTTGGGGGGTATTTCGGCCCATGCGCGAAGGGGGCCGTGAACACCAGGGGGAGGGTAACCCCCACCCCGCTTTTGCACCGGGTTTTGTTAACACTAGTAAACTAGTGGGAATTAGGCATTATCAATGAAAGGTCAGGAAGACCAATCTTGCGATGCTTTCGGTTTCAATTGCGGTTCGCGCGCGCTGGGCGCGGGCGCGTCGGCAACGTAACCTATGCGGTTTCCTTTGCGCTCGTTGCAGATGCGGTGAGCAGGTTGGACGTTGTCAGGGTCAAGCTCTGAGCCGCCGAGTGAAACGGGAATGATTTCATCCAGCTCATAGCTCCATGGGTCTAGCGCGGGCAGTGTGTAATCAATGGGCGCGCCGCATATGGCGCACGGTAAGCCAAGGGCCTTGACGCGGGCGCGTAGTATGCGCCGCCTGTGCCCGTTGCGATCGTTACGGGATATGCGTATCACCACCGAAGGGGCGCGGGCTATATGCGCGAGGGGGGCGCGCTTATTGAGGGATAGCCGGCTGTATAGACTGCTGTGCATGTGCGCAGCCCTCCCCTTTGAGATAAGGGCGTGTCGGGTACTCCCCAAACGCGCGCCACCATATTTATACGGCATTATCGATACGCATTGCAGCGAAATTGAGCGTAGGTTACCGCAGGTTAGCGCATGTGTGCGAAATAGTGCGAAATGAAACATGGGGTCATTAAAACAAAAAAGCCCCGCATGCCTGAGCACACGGGGCTATATGTTAGTTAAATAGGGCTGTTTGGCCCATGCCGCTTTTTGCTTGCGCTATGCCTACTGAATCAATCCAGTCTAGCGCGGTCGATATATCAAGCTGGGCCTGGCGCTCTGAGATTCCTAGCGCGTTGGCCGTCTGGTACCAGGTCATATCCTCTACGTAATGTAGCTCTAAAGCATCTGCCCAGCGCTGCGTTGCGTTGGCGGCCCGCACGCCACGGCAGAGCTCGCGGCCCTCTTCCACTTCCGCGCGCATGTCGGCGAGGTCTGAAAGGGCCGCATTTTCCGCGTCGATTCGTATATCGGTGGCGCGCATAACGTCCTTGTTGCCTGTGGCGTGTCCGATTGCATCGTAGGTTTGGGCGCGCACCTCCTCGCGGGCGCGCATCGACGCGAGGACGGCCAAGCGCCTATCAATGGCTCTCTGGCACGCCCTCACGCCTTCGAAATACTCTTTCGCCGTCATGGCATTAACCCCCAAATTATGCCGTTTAACTGCATAATTGTATCAAAATACCAGCGGTTTACCATGAACTGGCATCATCTCTAATCATCATGTCGTATGGGATTTTGGTCACGCGGTGGATTGCCGCTAGTGTCCTGAGAGATGGGTCCACGTATTCACCCGTGATTTTCTTTATCGTGCCAGGAACAACGTCTATCATCTCGGCAAACTGCACGCGGTCTATGTCGTGGCGCTGCATCCATTTCAACAGCGGGCGCGGGTTGAACGTCTTCATGCGTCCCTCCATTCGACGTAAAGAATCAACGCGCTCCTGCACCATGGCCGCTTCTTCACTAGGTGAGGTCATGCGATCACTCCCCCCGCTTCATGAATTCAGCCCCGCACGCCGGGCAATAGCTCATGTCTTGTATCCCTGGAACATCGTTCTCGTCCATTGTGGTCACGAAGTCGTCTTGGAACCACGTCCCGCAGCAGGTGCATTGGTAGTCACGGTGAACCTTGTCGTAGCGCAGCTCACCTGTCTTGCGCCATCTAATTGACACTGTCTTCATCAAGCACCTCCGCTCCACATGACGGGCAGTATTCGGTCTTGCCTTCGTTCACGAACCATCCGCATCTGCTGCACCTGTAGACCTCGGTCGGGTAAATCTCGTCTCCGCTTAGCTCCGGTCGGTACTCCATGCTGCATGTCGGGCGGTCGATGAGTTCGGCCAGCAGGTGAAATATATCGCCCTTGCCCACGACGGCGCGGATTGCTCGCAGCAACATTGCGTCGTGCTCCAGCGGGCGGGATTCGCCCCGCTCGTCAATTGACTCGTCAAGTCCGCGAAGGGTTCGCACCACCTCTCGGCGCTTCTCGTCGCTAATCATCGATAACCCCCGCTCCGCAGTATGGGCAACGCTCGAACATGATGTCGGATGGCCACTCGCCGCCGCATTTCTCGCAGATGTAAGGTGTTGTCTGAGGGTCGATTAGGTCGGCGAGGAGCTTATAGACGTCCTCTGGCTCGCGAAATGTGTTCACGGGGTCTGCGATGCTGATGGCATCACGGATGTTCTCCACAACCTCTTCGCAGTAGTAGGTTGTGTGCCGTAATTCGCGCAGCTCTTGCGCCACCTCTCGGCGCTGGTTATCGGTAATCATTCGGCATCACCGCACAGATGGTTCACGCGGGCGGCAACATCCTTGATCACTGCTGTCAAGCAGGTGTCTGTCAAATCGCTGAACTTGCAGCCGGCGCAAGTGAATCCTTTGCGGCGGCCCGCATAAGCGCACGACGGTGTTGGGTAGCCGTTTTCACTCTTGTAATTGACCGCCCTGTTGAGATCTTCCGCGAGCTGCTCAAGGCTGTCGGGCGGGGTGAGGTACAGGCTGTCTGTCGGGAGCATTCCATCGTCCTCGCCCTTAATATCCGGGCTAAACACTTTCCACTGTGACCAAATACTGAGTACATCGCACTTGTACGTAAAGCTGGTGATGCGCAGCTTTTTGCCGTTGGCGTCATACAATACCTCGGTGCTCCTCGGAATCTTTCGCCCCTCGGCATCGCGGGGCAGCTCGATTCGATTGCTACTCTTCATCGTCATCGAACCCCCTTCCATCTCTCGCACCAGTCCTCCTGCATGTCCTTGTAGTTGTCGACGATCCAGCCGAACGCCCACTCGGCGGCCTCCCATGCCGCCAGGCGCTCGCGTGCCTGCTGCTCCTCGAAGGCCTCCTCGAATTCCAACTCGCATATCCCGTAGTCGCAGCAGCCCTCCAGCAGGTGGCGGCAGTCCCCGCACGTCGGCACCCTGCCGAACTCCCGGTCGATGTCCTCGTCCATGCAGCCTGGCGGGAGGTTCCGCCCGCTCGCCGGCTCGTAGCTAGTCATCCTCGAACCTCCTCCCGCACACCGGGCAGAAGACGACGTCCGCCCCCAGCATGTCGCTGAACGCAGTGTACTCGTAGACCATCCCGTGGAACCCGCACGCGGAGCACTCCACGAACCCCGGGGTGCGCCGGTACTCGCCCGTGAACGGGTCGACCCTCTTCATCACGAGGTTTCGCGCGGTGCCTTCACTCATCGTCGAGCACCCCCATGATCCCCTCGGCGATGACCCTCTCGGTCTCCCTGGCCACCTCGGTGGCGTTCTCCGTGAGTCCCACGCGGTAGGCCCTGCGCACCATGTCCTCGCATGCGCACTGCATGGCAGTGTCGTCGCATCCGCGGGCCACGCGGCGCTCCCTCAGGTAGTCGTGGGCGCGCTCCTGGGGCTTCCTCTCGTCGAAACGGAACACCGCCGCGCAGTCGGCGACGACGTCGTCTATGCTCTCCTCCATCAGCTCTCCTTCCTAAGCGACTTCTGGAGCCTCCAGCTCCACTTCGGCGCGGCAGCGATGCACTCCGGGCAGCGCCACTGGTTGCTCTGCGTCGCGCCGAACCTCTTCCCGCAGACCTTGCATGCGCGGGTCTCCTTGACGCTTCTGGTCCCGCGCGCCTTGCGGCCCCTCGCCACGCATTCCGGGCAGGTGACGGCGCAGCGCCTCGACCTCGCGAACCTGCTCCCGTCGGGCGGGACGAAGGTCCTGCCGCACACCTGGCACGTGCGCGGCACGCTCGCCTCGGCGGTCGCGATGGCGGCGTTCAGCTCGCACCACGCGAGGGCCGCCTCCAGGCTCTCCCGGTCGTGCCACTCCGGCGCGTCCCGGGAGTTGAGCCGGGCGATCATCCTGTGCGGCACGGCCACGAGGTTGTCAGGCGAGAGGTTCGCGGGGTCCCCGTCGGCCCGCAGCACGTCGTACCCCTCCGGCACGGGCCCGTGGACGGCCTCCCAGGCGAGCACGTGCTTCGCCCGCCAGTTGTCCTTCGAGCCCGGGACCTCCGGCCTCTCGGCCACCTTGACGAGGACGTAGCCCTTGCCCGTGTCCCGCTCGGTGCCGATGGGGGCGAGGGCGCCGCCGTAGGACCTCTTGGTCTGCCTGCCGCGCGATGAGCGCCAGGCGCATATCTGCTGCCTGGCGAGCGGGAAGCCGAAGCGCTCGGCGAAGGCGGCGGAGAGCGACATGAGGGACTGCCCCTCGTCGTGATCTGCCATCCACGCGTCCATCTCCGGCTCGCTCGACCACCTCACGGTCCGGGCGGCCCGGTCGGGCAGGTCGCGCGGGACCTTGCGCAGGCCGAGGCCGCTGGCCTTCTGGGCCATCGCCTCCTCGCTCACCTGCCTGCCGAACCTCCAGGCGAAATGGCGGCACAGGACGCGGGTGCGCTCGTACGGGTAGCGCTCGCGCAGCCACGCCTCCTGCTCCTCCGTCCAGCGCCTCATTCGCCCAGCAGCCCCTTCGGCAGCTTCACGGCCTCGCCCGCGGCCACGCCCGCCTTGGCCACGTCGAGCACGAGGCGGCCGTTCTCGATGACCTTGCCCGCCACCTGCTGCACCGCCTTGCTGCGCGCGATCTCGGCCTGCATCGCCTTGGCGTCCGTCCTGTCGACCGACTCCAGGCGGTCCAGCTGTCTGAAAAGGACCTCGTTCACTCCGGCGATTCCCCTGTTCATGCCTGGTCTCCTTCCGTCTTCTCCCATATCGATTCCGCGAATTCCCTCATGTCCACGGGGACGGCGCGGTCCGCCCCCGTGAAGCCGTCCAGCTCGCCGCCCATCACATCGCCTCCCTGAACATCTCGTTGCCGTATCTGTCGGTTATCAGCCAGCAGCCGAATTCGTACAGGCCCGGGTGGTGCGGGCCGTATTCCCGGAGAAGCTCCCCGGACCACCACGCCTCCTCGTAGACGGAGGAGCGCCACGCCCACTCGGCCTTGAGCCGCGCCCCGCCGTGGAACCCGTCGTGGCACCCGGTGGTGCCGCTGCCGCACAGGCAGAACAGCGGGCTCCGCAGGTCCCAGGTGCCGCGCGGCGTCACCAGGCGGAAGGTCTCGCCCCACGAGCGGCGCGCCACGTGGTGCACGCTTCCGGCGCGCCTGCCGCAGACGCAGCATCTGGGAGACAGCGCCTCGTATGCCCTGCCGTGGGTGTAGCGCGCCCCCAGGTGCGGCTTGCCGTAGAGCTCGGCCCGCTCCTTCGGGAAGCCGCGCAAGATGCCTGCATCGAGGATCATCGCAGCCTCCCGTCCGGGCCGTCGAAGTGCACGACCCTGGCCCCGCCCCTGAGCCGCGACACGATGGCCTTGGCTGTGTCGGGGTCTCCCTGCTCGGCGAGCCTGCGCACGAGGTCGCTCGGCCTGTACTGCGTGGTCACCAGCGTGGGCAGCATCGCCGAGTAGCGCTGGTCGATCAGGCTGAACAGGCTGTCGAGCACGAAGCCCGTGGGCCTGCGCTTGCCCAGGTCGTCCACGACCAGGTAGCGCACCTCGGCGTAGCGCTTGAGCGGGTCGCCGCCCTCGTGGAAGCTGCGCTGGATCTCGTCGAGGATGCGGTACATCGGGGCCATGAGCACCGGCCGCCCGCCGCCCGCCAGCCGCTTGGCCACGGCCGCGGCGCACGTGGTCTTGTGCGTCCCCACGTCGCCCCAGAGGTAGACCCACTGGCCGCGCTCCATGCCGTCGGCGATCTCTGCGGCCAGCGGGTGGTCGAGGCTCATGTAGCGCTCGGGCACGCCGGCGCGCTTCCAGTCGCGCATGGCCTTGTCCTGAACCGCCTTGCGTGCGGCCTCCGCCTCGGCCCGGCGCTCCTCCTCGCGCTCGGCCTCGGCGCCCGGGCACCCGCACTGCTCGTATCCGCAGAACAGGCGCCTGGTGCCCAGCTGCGTGTAGCGGGCCTTGAGCGCCGCGCCACAGTGCGGGCACTCAGTCGTAGGCCGAGAATCCATCGTCCGGTACCTCCTTCACGCTTCCGTTTCTCGGCCTTGAGGTGCGCAGCCAGTTGCGCACCGTGGCCCTCCAGTCCTTCATGTGCGATCGCCCGACCATCCAGCCCTTCTGGGCGTAGAAGTCGACGAACCGCTCTGGGTCGAAGTCGAGGGCGGTGAGGTCGAGGCCCTTGTCCGCAGCGAACCGCTGGGCGTATTCGGCGACCTCGGCGGGAGAGGGGGCGCGGAAACGCGCCGTTTTCCCACTCTCCTTAGCTCCTTCCTTATCTACTTCTCTTTCTCTTTCTCTCTCTGGGAGTGGTTCCGTAGGAGCGTCCGAAGCATCGTCCGCAGAGTTGTTCGTATCAACATTCGTAGGCTCGTTCGTAGTCTTCGAATCGCCGTACCGATTGGCCACGTTTGCGGCGTTCGTCCTGCTTTTCGAAATGCGCCCCTCGCAGCCCTTGAAAACCTTCATCCCGCTTTCGCTCAAGCCCTTCGGTTCGATGCCTTCGAAGAAGTAGTCGAGGAGGGCCGTGTTCACCTTCCTGCGCTCGGTCTCCGGCAGAAGCGTCGTGAGGTCGTAGAAGGTGCGGTAGAAGTTCATCCGCTTTTCCTCAGCCATCGTC